TATCTGATATAGATAACATTCACAAAAACTCTAACAATCCCTCAACATTTGATAAATTATTTAACGGCTCTGTTCAAGAAGTTGCAATGGAGAGTTTCGCAGCTAAAAAGAAAATTCAAAAACAACGTGAAGACCTTAAAAACTGGTTAGTTGGTCACTATGGCTTACAGGCTTACGAAGATTTGTTACGTGAAGAAGGGCGTATACGAAAAGCTAGAAATGAAGCTATTTATCAACGTGAAGAGCAAAAACGTATGATAAGAGATTACACTATTATGGGTATTGCTTGTCTTATAGGATTTTCTGCTCTTGGTTGGATGGTCTGGTTAATTACTATGGAAGTTGGTTGATGGTTATGTTGTATAATTTTATATATTATTTTTTAATATTTTTTTGCATTGTGTCTTTTTTAGTTGTTGTTGCAATAGCCAGAGAAAAAGGAATAACAACTTGCCGATTAGCAAAACAACTATTAGAAGATAAAACAAGAGTTTGTGTTTATGTTGGAGCAAATTATACGCAGTGGAATGAATATGTACCGATTGGTGCAGGTGAATGTCCAAGAGAGATGCGATGTAAATATAGACCTAATGAAAAACCCTTTACGTTGAAAAACGTAGTAAAAAGTATAAAGGACAGTTTCAAATGAGCAAAAAACTACAAAAAGGTAGTCAATACGAACAATTTGACTTAGATGGTGATGGCATTGTAAGTGATGATGAACTTGCACGATCTGAACATATGATACGTCTTGAGAACTCTGATAAAATGCAAGATCAACAACGTATGCTTTGCTGGGTATCATCTGTATCATCAATCATTTTAATAGTGTTGGTTATGTCACCAGCGATACCAGATGCAAGAGTTGAAATGGTTACTGCTTTACTTTCAACATATGTTGTGGCAAATTTAGGTATCGTTGCAACTTTTATGGGAACGACTGCTTTCACTCGTTCAAAGGAGAATGGTAAATGAGTTTATATTCAAGACCTATGCCTATGGGTGATATACAACAAATGTTGATGGGTTTACCAAGTTTTAAAAATAAACCAAGTCGTGTAGGTTTTACAGGAGTTCTTGAAGGTAAAGAGGGAGTTGATATAGACCCAGATTTTTTTCAATCTGATTTTTACAAAACATATAATGATCCAAAATATACTTCAGGTTATCATACAATGGATATTAGACCTAGTCAATATTTTGATGTAGGTGGAGATCAAAGATTTTTAGATTCTGCTTATAATAGATTTTTAAAAGCAAGAGATTCAGGTGAACCAGTTCAAATTCCTGATCCTATAACACCACCACCATCTAATCAAAATCCTTTTATGGGTGGGTCTTCATATACACCATCTCCTTTTAGAGGTGGTCCATCTCTTATTGGAGGTGGATTTGGAGGTTTTGGTGGATTTGGAAGATCGCCTTTTATGGGTGGTTTTGGTGGGTTTGGTAGATCACCTTTTGGTGGATTAGGTATGTTTGGTATGTCACCTTATGGTGGTTATGGTGGCTATGGAATGTTTGGTGGTATGATGAACCCATTTATGGGTATGGGTGGTTTTGGTCAAATGCAACCATACAGAGGAAGTCTTCCTTTTGAAAGAAGGATGAGATTTCCTCAACAACCTCAACAACTAGCAGCAGATAGATCAACATTTGTTACAGACCCAACAAATTTTGGCACTAATCCTGGCACAGGATTATCTACACCTTCAACACAACCTACATATTATCAAGGAAGTGCCTTTACACCAAGTTTTCAATTACCTTCTCAACCACCACAACAATCCACTCAAGGTGGTAATTATATGGGGCCTAACATGAATAATTCTTTTATGCAAATGCAAAACCCTTTTATGAGTGGTTTAGGTAGTATGTTTGGCAATATGTTTGGTGGTGGTTATGGCTCGAATGTATCTAATACACAGGCAAATGTAGCTCAGTAGGTAATGACATGGTTGTTAGTTGTATTTTTATCAGGGACAGTTCAAGAAAGTGTCTACTTCAGTGATTTGGATTCGTGCCTTAGAATTGCACAGAAGATTAGATCACAAAACCTTGACACCTCACTCGCTGGGGATAGTAGGATATGGGTCAAAGCTTATTGTGTACCTAAAACAGTTCCTAAAGATAAATAACAATGAAGCACCTAAATATTTGCAAGGTAAAAGTAAATGATAGAACAAACAGTTAGTGACGTAGAAAACTTTACTAAAACTATTAATGTTACCGAAGGTGGTGGCAGTGATGTCGAAGCTGGTATACAGTTTATCTATCATATGCGTGAACATTTAGTTGATATTGGAATTGCAACAGTATATGGTTTAGTTGTATATGCAATATTTTTATGGATTACTAAAACAATAAAGGGGTAGTTATGCCAAAAGACGCTTGTTATCACAAAGTTAAATCACGTTACAGAGTTTTTCCAAGTGCTTATGCATCAGGTGCAATAGCCAAATGTAGAAAAGTTGGTGCTGCTAATTATGGAAATTCATCAAAAAAGAAAGCTAAAAAGAAAGCAATGGGTGGCGTTGTAAAAATGAATAAAGGTGGTTACATAGCTAAAGGTTGTGGTCAAGTAGAAAATTCAAGAAGGAAAAGAACTAGGAATTTCTAATGGCTGTTCGTAAAACAAAGTCAGGTTTAGCATTAAAGCGTTGGTTCAAGGAGGATTGGAAAGATGTCCGTACGGGGAAAGCATGTGGGAGAGGCAAAGGTGAAAAACGGGGTACTCCATATTGTCGCCCCTCAAAGAGGATCTCTTCTAAAACCCCAAAAACTTCAGGAGAAATGTCAAGCTCTGAAAAAGCGAAAAGAGTTGCTCAAAAGAAAAGATTAGGTCAACCAGCAGGTAAGCCAAGAAGAGTAGAAGCAGCAAGGAGAAAGAAACGTGGCACCAAAAAAGGGTAGTATGAAAGGTTACACCATCAAGAGTGGTGATAAAAGACCTACTAAAAAAGGTGCAGGAATGACTGCTAAAGGTGTCGCTAGATACAGACGTGAAAATCCTGGCAGTAAATTAAAAACTGCTGTAACTGGAAAGGTAAAAAAAGGTAGTGCAGCAGCTAAAAGACGTAAATCATACTGTGCGAGATCATTAGGTCAGTTAAAAAGAAGTTCAGCAAAGACAAGAAATGACCCTAATTCAAGAATACGACAAGCTAGAAGAAGATGGAAATGTTAATATATGAGGAAGGATCGCAGGGGTGCCATCCTTCTTCACCAAAGTTATGAGAGATACTTGCTCAATTTAAATCTTTTTATAATTAATTTATGAGTTATGTTATAGTTAATCTGCAGGTATCTCTCACCAAATAAGGAGTTAATATGTTAGGACTAGGAAGTATAATAGGGCCTATAGGTTCGTTAGCCAGTACGTGGTTACAAGGACGTGTTGATAAAGCTAAAGCAGAAACAGATGTTAAGGTAGCAAAAGCCAGAGCGGAAGCGAAAGTTTACGAGACAGAAGCGACATCTAGTTTTTTAAATGAGCAGGCTCTTACAAATCAAATGGGTGAAAGTTGGAAGGACGAATTCTGGTCACTTATTTTTGGGGCAATCCTTGTAGCTTCATTTTTGCCTTGGACACAACCATTTGTTAAAGAAGGGTTTATATTTTTAGAAGAATCAACTCCAAATTGGTTTGCCAACATGTTATATATAATAATTGGAAGCAGCTTCGGTTATAGGTTCGGTAAACAAGGATTGCAAATGATAAATAAAAAGGGTAAGTAATGGCAGTTAAAAAAATTAAAAAAGTAATTAAAGGTTTAAATAAAGCATCTAAATTACATGCTTCACAAGCTAAAACTTTAAAAAGCGTTATTAATGGCAAAAAGAAAAGACCCAAAAGTAGGAACAGGTAAAAAACCAAAAGGTAGTGGTAGACGTTTATACACGGATGAAAACCCTAAAGACACGGTTGGCATCAAGTTCGCAACTCCATCTGACGCAAGAGCAACAGTTGCAAAGGTTAAAAAAGTCAATAAACCTTATGCAAGAAAAATTCAAATCCTCACAGTTGGAGAACAAAGAGCAAAGGTAATGGGTAAGGCTCAAGTTGCAAGCATTTTTAAAAAAGGCAAAGAAGCTATAAGGAAAAAAAGTGGACGGAATAAAACTAGCTGAACATTTATTAAAGAACATACGAGAGCGTAAACATAATTTTATGATTACACTTTCTGATGGTGCGGTAGAATCCATAGAGGACTATCGGTTCATTGTAGGTCAAATACGTGGCATGACTTACGCTGAAGAAGAAATAAAAGCCACGATGAAAGGAATAGAGCTAGAAGATGGCTAAAAAATTATTCGTGCCAGAAAGAATTGCTAATGCACGTAAAAAAGAAGCGATAAGTATGGAAATACCTGACGCAGTAAAAAAAGGATTTCCAAAAATAGAAGACAGTCCAAATTCAAAAGACCCTTCAAAATTAGAGCCTTCAGCTTTGGAGAGACTTCCTCAACCAGTAGGATACAGAATACTTGTTATACCTTACTATATGAAGTCACAAACTAAAGGTGGTATTTTTATTCCTGATGCTACAAGAGATAGAGAAAGTTTTGCAACTGTAGCAGCTTATGTAGTTAAATTAGGAGAAGATGCTTATAAAGATGTTGGGAAATTCCCATCAGGTGCTTGGTGTTCAGAGAAAAGCTGGGTTCTTATGGGAAGATATGCAGGAAATCGTTTTAAAGTTGAGAATTTAGAGGTAAGATTGATAAATGATGACAATATTATCGCAACAATACTTGACCCAAGTGATATTTCCTATGTATAAAGAAATTGGAGAAAAAAAATGAATATAGAAAATCAAAATGCTGTTACAGAAGATGAAGTTGTTTCAATTGATGTTGAAGAAGTAGAACAACAAACATCTCAATCTGAAATACCAGTTGTTCAAGAAAAAGAAGAAACCCGAACAAATGTTCAAGAACAATCTGATGAACACGAAGAATATAGCGAAAAAGTTCAAAAGAGAATTAATCAACTTACGGCTCAAAGAAAACAAGCGTTAGAAGAAGCACAAGCTGCTTATCAATATGCTGAACAACAAAAAAAACAAAATGATGAGCTAAATAATAAGTTAACCAATTTAGATAAAGGTTATATTAGTGAGTATGGCACTCGTGTTGATAGTCAAAGCGAGCAAGCTAAAAGATTATTTAAAGAAGCATATGATGCTGGCGACTCTGATAAAATGGCGGAAGCTCAAGATGTTATGGCTAAATTAGCTATAGAAAAAGAAAGATTGAGAATACAAAAAGCTAGATCAGAACAAGAAGTTCAGCAACCGCAACAACCACAACAGCAACCTCAAAAACAACAAACACCAAAAGTAGAAGACCTTGACCCAAAATTACAAACTTGGATGAAGTCCAATACTTGGTTTGGAACAGATATGGTTATGACAGGTGCTGCTCAAGGATTACATCAACAATTAGTTGGTTCAGAAGGTTTTGATCCGACATCTGATGATTATTACTCAGAAATAGATAAAAGGATGCGTGATAGTTTTCCAAATAAGTTTCAGGAGAAACGGCAAAACGTCCAAGCTGTAGCTCCTGCCACGTCAAATGGACGTGCTGTTAAATCTGGACGGAAAAAAACTGTGGAATTATCCCCAGGTCAAGTAGCTTTCGCAAAAAAAATGAACATACCTCTTGAGAGATATGCGAAGGAAGTTGCTAAAATTAACTCAAGGAGTGCATAATGGCTGAAATTGATAGAAAAAGTCGAGATTCGCAATCTCGTGAAAAAACAGAGCGAAGAAACGATTGGAAGCCACCATCTGCACTTGACGCACCTGAACCTCCAGTAGGTTACACTCATAGGTGGATAAGAGAATCTGTCATGGAATATGACGATAAAAACAATATTCACAAAAGAAGACGTGAAGGTTACGAACTTGTTAAAGCAGAAGACTACCCTGATTTTGATGCTCCTGTTATTGATGAAGGTAAAAACGCTGGCGTAATAGGCACTGGTGGATTATTACTTGCAAGAATTCCAGAAGAAATTGTGGAACAACGTAAGAACTATTTTGAAAATAAAACACAGACTCAAATGGAAGCTGTGGATCGTGATTGGATGAGAGAAAATAATCCAGTTATGCCAAAATTAAAACCCCAAAGAAGCAGTAATGTTTCATTTGGGATAAATAGAAATTTAAACGATAAATAAGGAGAATTCAAATGGCAAATCAAGATGCCGCTTTTGGTATGCGTCCTGTAGGTAAAATAGGTGGTATGCCTTTTACTGGTGGACAAAGCCGATATAGAATCGCCGCAAATTATGGAACATCAATCTTTCAAGGTGACATGGTAGCTCAAGTCACTGGTGGTACTGTAGAAGTACACGCTGATGGTGGTACAGTTCCTATTGTAGGCGTATTTAATGGTGTTCAGTATACTGACCCAACAACTAAGGAACAGAAATTTAGTAATTTCTATCCTGCAAGTACTAATGCTTCTGACATTATTGCTTTCATTATAGATGACCCAAGTGTTATCTATGAAATTCAATGCAATGCATCTTTTCCAATAGCTGATTTATTTGGTAACTTTGACATCAATTACGGAAGTGGTGGTAGTACAACTACTGGTATTTCTAGTGCTGAGTTAGATGTATCAACTGGTGCTACAACTGCTGGTTTACCTTTAAAATGTATTGATATTTCGCAAGACCCTGAAAATTCTGATGTTTCGTCAGATGCAACCAATGTGCACGTTGTGATCCAAAATTCTATTTTTGGTCAAAAAGGTGCAGGCTTAGCGTAGGAGGTAGATAATGGCGATAAGTAGAGCACAACTAGCGAAAGAGCTAGAACCAGGTCTAAACGCATTGTTTGGAATGGAATACGACAGATATGATGCAGAACACGCAGAAATATTTGACACAGAATCTTCTGATAGAGCATTTGAAGAAGAAGTGATGTTATCAGGTTTTGGTAACGCACCAACTAAAGCTGAAGGTGCTGGAGTAAATTTCGATACAGCTAACGAAGTTTACACTGCACGTTATACGCATGAAACAATTGCATTGGCTTTTGCTTTAACACAAGAAGCTATGGAAGATAACTTGTACGATAGATTAGGTGCAAGATATACTAGAGCATTAGCTCGTTCTATGGCTCACAGTAAGCAAGTAAAAGCTGCGGCAGTATTAAATAATGCGTTTGACAGTTCATTCACTGGTGGTGATGGTAAGGAGCTTTGTGCTACTGATCATCCTCTTGGTGGTGGTGGAACATTTAGAAATGAGCCAAGCACGGCTGCTGATTTAAATGAAACATCATTAGAGAACGCTTTAATTGACATTTCAACATTTGTTGATGAAAGGAATATGATTATCGCACTACGTGGTATGAAAGTTATTATTCCACCTCAACTACAATTTGTTGCTGATCGTTTATTAGAGTCAACTCTAAGACCAGGTACATCAGATAACGATGTAAACGCTCATAGAAATATGGGTATGTTACCAGATGGTTACGTTGTTAACCATTTCTTAACAGACACTGATGCATTTTTCATTAAAACAGATGCACCAAGAGGTTTCGTACATTTCGAAAGAGCACCTCTTGCAACATCAATGGAAGATGACTTCACAACTGGTAACATGAGGTTTAAAGCTAGAGAAAGATATTCATTTGGATTTTCTGATCCAAGATGTGTATTTGGATCACCAGGTGCTTAAATAAACCGAACAAATGTTAAAGGCGACTTTACAAGTCGCCTTTTTTTTTATATTCTTAAAAAAAACCTTAACTGCATAATGCAGACAAGCCAAGATAAGGAGAATATATATGGCAAACACAACTTTTTCGAGTACCATTCGATCAAAGAGTGGTTTTAAAGTAATAAATGAAAATAGTACTACTGGTGCTATTACAGAAACTGGTTTTTCAGTTAATTCAACTGGACAGTTAATTTCAATGGGTACAAGAAAGATTCAGTCTTTTGCTGGTACTTTAGCATCAACAAACGCTGCTTCAACTGCTTATGCAGATGGAGATTGTTTAGTAGAATTAGGAACATTAAACGCAGATGCACCTGATGGATTGGTAACACCATCTAAAATTTTTATACACAGAGCTTTAATTGGTATTACAACTGCTGCTGGACAAACATTAGCTGGTAACTTAGCACTTAGTTCTACAAGTGGAACTGCAACAAACGCAGCCGTAAGTGGTACAGAAATAGTAGGTGCAGGTGTAACATCATTTAATGAACAATTAAGTGCTACACAATCTATCACTGAAATTGATGTTAATTTTAATGATACTGCTGGTAACTACCATATATTTGTTCCAAATGTGACTGCTGCAGTTGCTAACTTGCATTTGTATGCTAGAGCGACAACTACAGTCAATGCTGATGTAACTGCTGGAAGATTTACAGTTGAATTAGAATACTCAGTATACTAGGAGGGCAACATGGCTGATACAGTTGCAAGTCAAACCATACAAGATGGCTTAAAAACGGCTGTTTTAAAATTCACTAACATAAGTGACGGCACAGGTGAAAGTGCCGTTACAAAAGTTGATGTGAGTGCTCTAGGAGGTGATGCAAGTGGACGTGCTTGTACAGACGCAACTATAGAAAAAATATGGTGGCAGTGTACAGGTATGAAAGTTAGTATTCTTTTTGATGCTACATCTGATGTGTTAGCAATACAGCTAGGTGAAAATCAATCTGGTTATCACGATTATACATCTTTTGGTGGATTATCAAACAACTCTGGTAGTGGTAAAACAGGTGATATAAAATTTACTACTGTTGGACACTCTAGTGCAGATACTTACACAATCATTATGCAAGTGAGAAAAGGATATTAATGTCTACAAAGTTACAAGGTGATATAAATGTTATTATTCAAAGATTAGATACTATTGAGAATAATCATCTTGCTCATTTACGTGAAGATATTAAATCTGTAAATCAAAAAATATGGGCGATAGTTATATTAGTTATCGCTCAATTATGTTCTTTGGTTTTAATTCTTATTACGCAAATTATATGAGGTAAAAATGACAACATCTAGCTCTACAGACTTTGAATTAGCAGTTGATGACTATATAGAAGAAGCATTTGAGAGATGTGGTTTAGAAATTAGAACAGGCTATGATTTAAAAACAGCTAAAAGATCATTAAACTTAATGTTAGCAGAATGGGCTAACAGAGGTTTAAATCAATGGACAATTGTTCAAAGAACACAAGCATTAACAGCAGATGATACTGAATACGATTTAGGTGCTGATGTTATTGATGTTTTGTCTTTAGTTGTAAGAAGAAGTGGAACAGATTTTAACATGTCACGAGTTAGTCGTGATACTTATTTATCTATACCAACTAAAACAACTACAGGAAGACCAACACAATATTTTCTTGATAGACAAATAACGCCTAATTTAAAAATATGGCCTGCACCTGAAAATAGTACAGATGTTATACATTATGATGCTCTTACTAGAATACAAGATGCTGATACTATGCAAAACACTTTAGAAGTTCCATTTAGATTTTATCCCTGTTTAGCTGCTGGTTTAGCATATTATCTTTCAATGAAACGTGCACCAGATCGTATTCAATTACTAAAAAATGTTTATGAAGAAGAATTTGATAGAGCAATGGCAGAGGATAGAGATAGGTCATCATTTACTATAACGCCAACAATGTCATATTATAAGGTTGGATAATGCCAAAATATGCAAATGCAAGTAACGCTTATGTAATTTCAGATCGTTCTGGATTTAGGTACCGTTTTAAAGATACTAGAAAAGAATGGAATGGATTGCTTGTTGGTAAAGATGAATATGAAGATAAACATCCACAACTTGATCCTAGAAATAAAAAACCTGACGCAGAAACTTTAAAAGATGCAAGACCTGAAAGATCAGAGCCATCTATAGAAGTTTTATTAGAATTAAATCCTTTCAAGACAGGTGCTTCTGGAAGTAGCACAATAACTGTTACAGAAAAAAGTCATGGAAGATTAGCATCAAGCACTGTTAGATTTAGGAATGTAGTTTCTTTTGATGGTATAACAAAATCAGTAATGGAAAATTCATCTGGCTTTACTATTGCTAGTATTGTTGATACAAATAATTACACTATAACAGTTTCAGATACTGCAACTATAGGTTCAATAAAAGGTGGTGGCAAAATTGCTTCAGCAGGTCCTGTCACATTGGAGGGTTAAATGAGTTATACATTAACAACTTTAAAAACATCCATAGAAGATTATACTGAAAACAATGAAACTACTTTTAGAAACAATCTAAGAAACTTTATTAGATCAACGGAAAATCGTCTTTTTAAAATGATTGATTTTGAAGTGTTTCGTAAAAATGTTACGAGTGCAACAAGTTCTTCAGATAAATTTTTATCTGTGCCAACTGATTTTTTCTCACCATTTAGTTTGTCTCTAACAGTTTCTAGTAATACAACTTTTTTATTAGAAAAAGATGTAAATTATATTCAAGAATATCATCCTAATCCTGCAACCACTGGTGTACCTAAATATTATGCAAGATTTGATGTGAATAATTTCATATTAGCTCCAACACCTAATAGTAACTATTCTGTAGAATTACATTATTATTACAGACCAACAAGTTTAGCTGACAGTACAATTGAATTGACTGTTGGAGTGGCTTCAAGTTTTTCAGTTGGAGAAACAATAACTGGTTCATCAAGTGGAGCTACAGCGACTATTGACAGTAAAAATGACAGTACAAACAAATTAACAATTATTGTACCTACAACAGCTTTTACAAATGGTGAAACAATTACAGGTTCTTCAACCTCTCATAGTTCTGCTATATCTGCTATATCTAGTGACACTACAACATCCTGGTTAAGTAGAAATGCTATAAACGCAATACTTTACGGATCGCTTGTAGAAGCGTATATATTTATGAAAGGTGAACCAGACGTGATACAACAATATGAAAAAAGATTTATGGAAGAAGTAAGTCGTTTAAAAGATTTTGGTGAAGCTAGGGAAAATGCTGATGCTTATAGGCAAGGACTACCTCGTCAAAAAAGAACATAGGAGATAGATTATGGCAACTTCAAATGCAGCAACCACTTATTTAGAGCATAGGATACTAAATTTTATATTTAATAACAACGCACAAGTATCCAGTGCTAATTTTGGTAGTGGTAATAGTAACGGATTAGGAAGTAATATATACGTTGGATTGGCTACTGCCGTTTCAAACTTTGATGATAGCACAGGTGAATCAGCAGATGCAGGTTCTGTGTCAGTTACAGAAGCAACCTTTGGTGCATATGCTAGGGAACAAGTAACTGCTTGGACACTGGTATCACCTACAGCAAACCAACAAACTGCAAAGAATACAAATGCAATTGATTTTACAGCTAAATCAGATAGTGGAACGCAAACAATAACTCATGTGTTTATTAATGACAGTCTTAATTCTGGTGGCACTAATAACTTTTTGTTTATTGGAGCATTAGATGCAACTAAGACATTAGCAGAGGGTGACATATTTAGAATTAACGCAACAAATTTAACTATTGAGTTGAAATAATGGCTTTAGTAATAAAGGATAGAGTTAAAGAAACCACAACTACTACAGGTACTGGAACATTTAATTTAGCTGGTGCAGTAAGTGGGTTTGAAGGTTTTATCCAAGTTGGTGATGGTAATACAACATATTATGTTTGTACAGATAATACTGATTTTGAAATTGGTATAGGAACATTTACTGACGCATCACCTGATACCCTATCAAGAGATACAATTTTACAAAGTTCTAACTCAGACAATAAAGTAGATTGGTCAGCAGGAACAAGGACAATATTCTGCACCTACCCTGCTGATAAAGCAGTGTTTGAAGATGCAAGTAATAATATAAACGGCACATTTGTAGGTAATATTACAGGAGATGTCACGGGCAACGCTGATACTGCTACTACTTTAGAAAATGCTAGGGAAATTAACGGAACAAGTTTTAATGGAAGTGCAAATATAACTGTAACTGCTGCGGCAGGAACATTAACTGGCAATACACTTAATTCAACAGTAACAGCGTCTAGTTTAAC